AGACGAGGTGGCACACTTTCAGTGTGCGATTGTTGTCCGGGTGCGTCTTCTAACAAGCTGAGAGTGGCTTGCGCGAAGACCAAAGGTAAGAATCGGGTTGTCACCGTACAACCCGCCCGTGTCAAACGGGTCTTGAGACCTTTGCATACAGCCTTGTACGATCACATATCCTCTTTTGGATGGTGTGTTCGTGGGGAAGTAACGAAGGAGGATTTCCTGGCTGTGGGCAGGGACCGTCGTGAGGGCGAGAATTTTATAAGTGGCGATTACTCTAGCGCCACCGACAAGATATTCTTGCCTGCCGTTGAGGCGATGGTTCAGGTCCTGTTGGAGAATCCTGATATGACGGAGGAGGAGCGAGAGGTGCTTAGGGATTCCTTTAGGGATCTCCAGTGTTTTCGGGGCCCGCCCTGTGCACTGGAGTGGTGTGCTGAGGTACGTCGAGGACAGATGATGGGGAACTTGGTCAGTTTCCCATTACTCTGTCTTCTTAACAAGATCTGTTATGACCTTGCATGCGACCTCACACATCCCGGTATCAATCGCGTTGGTCGATTTAACGGTGACGATTGCCTTTTTACTGGCGATCGCGACTTTTACGAGACTTGGCGCCAGGTAACTGGCGCTTTCGGTTTCGTAGTCAATGATCATAAGACTGGTTTCTCACCTCGCTTTGGTGAGCTTAACAGTCAGAGATTTGACTACAGGCGGGAGGTCCTTCTTAGGAAGATCTCCCTCTCGTTTCTTCGACCAGTGAAGCGTTCTGACCCTGGTTGCATTCTCTCTGGAATACTTTCGGGTATTCGCGGTTTGAGAGAAGACATCCAGCTTTGGATTGTCAATTCCCTGATGCGTCATGAGATTTCTCAGCGTGAGATTTCTCTTGGCCCCATCAGCCGCAAATGGAGAACGCTTCTCCTCCGCCGTCGTTGGTTCCGTGATGCCCTGCATCGCGGAGCCCCCCCTCTCTTGAAGAGTGGTGTAGATAGATCCTTGCCGATAACTTTGGGGCCCTTGCCCCATCCTAAGTTATACAAGGAGATTACCTGCCAGGCCCGAAGGCTGGCAGATAGGCACGTCAAGTATTGGACTGGAAAGCCCGTTGACCCTTATGAGGTCAGATTCTTGAGAGGTAGCCCTATCGACCCTCTTCCCCGC